CGCGCCTGAATGGGTGCGAGAGCTGCGTAAGTCACACCGGGAATTGCAGCGGCAGAATCGAGAACTTCAAGCAAAGCTTGAATCCACGCAGACCGAGACAAAACCGGCTGTGTTAGGGGCGAAGCCGACGCTTGAGGAGCACGATTACGACGCGGAAAAGTATGAAGCCGCGCTGGCAGATTGGTTTGAACGGAAACGACAGGCCGACGAGCAGGCGCAGCAAGCCAAGCGAGCGCAAGAAGAACAGGCGCAAGCTTGGCAGGCAAAGCTTGATGCGTATGGCAAGGAAAAAGCCGGGTTGCGTGTTAAAGACTTTGACGACGCCGAAATGGCTATTCAAGAAGTCTTTAATGTGACGCAGCAGGGCGTTGTCCTGCAAGGAGCAGAAAATCCGGCGTTGCTTGTGTATGCGCTTGGCAAAAACCCAAAACGCGCTAAAGAACTTGCAGATATCAAAGACCCCGTAAAGTTTGCCTTTGCGGTTGCAAAACTGGAGACACAATTGAAAGTTACTAACCGCAAACCGGCTCCGGCACCTGAAAAAGTTGTTTCTGGTAATGCAAGTGTATCAGGTACCGTTGATTCAACATTAGAAAGACTGCGCGCTGAAGCCGAGCGTACTGGTAACTATTCAAAAGTTATAGAATACAAACGGCAGAAGCGAAAATAAACTTTTAACTTAACGAGGCAAGAAAATGGCTAATAGTTTCTCAAAAGAAGAACGCATCGCGTTTGAAGACATTCTTGAAGGCTTCCAAGATGCGTTGGTGTTGTCCAAAAATGTCGCTGTGTATAACACAGACCAAACATTGATGGAGCGCACTAATAATGTTATTTGGCGTCCGCAGCCCTATATCGCGACCAGCTACTCTGGCACTGATATGACGTCCAATTTTGACGATTACACCCAGATGTCTGTCCCCGCTACCATTGGCTTTAGCCGTTCGGTGCCTTGGACAATGACTGCCACAGAATTGCGCGATGCTTTACAAGAGGGCCGTCTGGGCAATGCTGCAAAGCAAAAGCTGGCGTCAGACATTAACGTGGCAATCATGAACGTGGCCGCTAATCAAGGCACACTGTTTGTGAAGCGCACCAGCGCTGCATCTGGATTTGATGACGTGGCACAGTGCGAAGCAATCATGAACGAGCAAGGCGTCCCGTCTTATGACCGTTTCTTGGCTCTCTCGACCCGTGATTACAACGGCATGGCTAATGACCTGTCGAAAGCCTCGCGTTCGTTTGGTAACGAAATCAGTGACCAAGCGCTGCGGAAGGCTTTTGTTGGAGAAATGGCGTCCTTCATGACGTACAAGTTTGATTACGCTAACCGAAAAGCCGCTGCCGCTGGTGGTGCTGGTATTACTATTGATACGAGAGTGGCTGGCGCTAATTACTACACTCCGAGAGCGACATCTGTTGCCGGTACGGGGGAAGTTTCTAACGTCGACAACCGCTTCCAGCGCATCACTGTGTCCAGCACAGCAAACGTTGCCGCTGGTGATGCATTCACTATTGCTAACTGTTTTGCCGTGCATCACATCACAAAAGGCGACACTGGCCAGCTTAAGACGTTCCGCGTTATTTCCGTTGATTCCGGAACAACCATGACAATCAGCCCGCCTATCATTAGCAACCAAGGCGGCACTGATGCCGAGGCTCAATATCAAAACGTCACATTCTCAGCCACCGCTTCCAATGCTGCTATCGTGTTCTTGAACACGGTGAGCAACTTTGTGAATCCATTCTGGCAGCGTGATAGCTTGGAGATCCTGCCAGGTCGTTACGCTGTTCCGTCCGATGCTGGCGCGGCTGTTATGCGTGCTGCCACTGACCAAGGCATCGAATTGGTTATGCAGAAACAGTATGACGTCAAGACGATGAAAACTTTTTACCGTCTCGACACACTGTTCGGTGTTGTGAATAAGCAGCCCGAAATGTCTGGCGTGATTATGTTCTCGCAAACCTAATTACGATTGGCCGGGGAAACCCGGCCTTTGACAACATCACGAGGAATTAGAAATGTCTAACATTATCGGAATAAGCGGAAACGCTACTGTATCAGTACCGGCGAATGAATCTATCGCCGTGTTCACGCAAGGTGAGGCGCAAGTTTCACGCACCCAGGGTTACCCTAACTACCCAGATCAAACAACATTGCTAGGAACCGTTAAGAACGGCCAAACTGTTTTTGGGCCGTATTCCAGCGGGGCAACAATTGTTGTTGAATCGACTGGCGGGCAGCAAGTGTTCTATGAAGTAGGAACAGCCCCGCAAGTTCAACAATTGAGGTTGAACGCACAGGTACAAGATGCGCCGACTAACATTGCAGACGGCGGATCTATGGTTTTTACCGCTGCGTCATTGCTTGGCGGTATCGTTACTGCCACTCCTACGGCTGGTAGGAACGTGCAATTGCCTACTGGCACGGCTCTTGACGCTGTTAGTGAGTTCTCAATCGGTGATTCAATCGACTGGTCTTTGATCACTTTAGCCGCATTTGCATTAACTATTACGGCAAATACAGGGCATACAATTGTCGGATCCCCTGCTACTGCCGCAACGGCTGGTTCTCCTGCACGTTTCCGCACTCGCAAGACAGCTGCAAACACGTTTGTAACCTATCGTATCGCGTAACTTTTGGCGGGGGGAAACCCCCGCTTAAATGGAGGCAAACATGCCATTAAAAAAAGGCTATTCTAAAAAGACAATTTCCGAAAATATCTCAAAGGAAATTAAAGCAGGAAGACCGCAAAAGCAGGCTGTAGCAATTGCTTTATCTACTGCAAGAACCGCGGCAATGAAAGCAGGAAAGCCAAGCAAGGCACCCGCTAAGAAAGGAAAATGATGGATTTCCCAGCGTTTTTATATAAATGCCCTGGAGCGCACTTCGGCCCTAGCGGGACAACATACGAGGCAATCTGTGTAAATAATGTCGAATCTTTAGAAGCATATTTGGCAAATGGCTGGCACAAAACTTTAGATAACGCAGCTGATTGTTTTTTAAACAAAAGCGTTATAATTGAAGAAGATGATTCACCAGTCACTCGCGAAGAACTTGAGCAAAAAGCGACTGAGCTCAAAATCAAATTTGATGGGCGCACATCTGACAAAAAGCTTTTCGAGAAGATAAACGAAGCTTTAGAAGGGCAATGATATGGGGTACAGCAAGCGCCAATTCGTACAGTCTGCATTTGAAGAAATAGGCATGGCGTCTTATGTTTTTGACTTGCAGCCAGAGCAGCTCGAATCAGCGCTTAGGCGTCTAGATTCAATGATGGCAGACTGGAACGGAAAAGGCATTCGGCTTGCTTACCCATTGCCTGGTTCGCCAGAAGATAGTGATATTGACGCAGAAAGTGAAGTTCCTGACAGTGCTAACGAGGCAATCATAGCTAATTTGGCAATTAAGATTGCACCGGCGTATGGCAAGCAAGTTATGGCAGAGACAAAAGTATCTGCAAAAAATGGGTATCAAACTCTTTTAAGCCGTGCAACAATGCCGCAAGAGGTGCAATTACCTGGAACGCTGCCATTAGGGCAAGGAAATAAACCGTGGCGCGTCTATGACGATGAATTCGCAAGGCCACCCGTTGATTCTGTTTTAGCTGGGCAAGACGGGCCGATTAATTTTTAGTAGAAGGTTATTTATGCCTACAATCAACCAATTGCCTTTGCTCGCTCAGGTATCATCTGGGGATCAAATCCCGGTTTATACGCCTACAAATGGCGATGCTAGAAGGCTGCCAGTTAGTCAATTACTGGCATATTTTCAGCAGACCTTTGCCTCGCCAACTGTATCAACAAACATATATGTTCCAACAACTGGCTTTAATATCGCCGTGCCGACTCCAGTTGGGACGCAGTGGATTTTATTGCAACCTGCAGGAACGTTAGCAACTGGAACAGTTACTTTGCCGTTAAATACAACAACACCTGATGGGGCTGAGGTTTTAGTAACAACAACACAGATTATTACTACATTTACACTTTCCATTAATGGGGCAAGCGCTGCATTTGGAGCGCCAACTACAATGGCCGCAAATACGTTTTTTAAAGTAAGGTTCGTGCAATCAACCAATTCCTGGTACAGGATTGGGTAATTTTTAATTTTCTCCGGGGGCGTGGGAATGGCTGACATTATCAAAAGTTACAACGACGTGGCACGACGCAACGTCGATATGAATGATGGGACTTACGCGGAAGTTATTTCCGCTGTATCTAACAATATTACTACTAAATTCAGAGACGCGTTTGAGAGCTACAGCCCAAATAATGGAACTTGGGCAGAAGTAAAAAACTCAGGCGACCTTATTTATGTCGACGGCAATGCTGCCGCTGCCAGTTACTTAGTTATTTCAAAAGACCCGTTATCCGCTGGTACTGAAACAAGCATTACTTCTGTCTGCAAAATGTCATTTCCAATCGAGGCGTCTTTCGGGGCAAGCTTGTCACAACGCACATTAGGCCAAGAGTTTTCTTTTGAAATT